CAAGTAAAAGAAAAAAAAGATCTAAGAAAAAATAATAGGAGAAAGTATCATGGGCAAAGTTGCTTGGGACTATATTGTTCCCGTAAAACTACCAGCTGACCTAAAAGGTGTTACACCTGGTAAGCTTCCAGCTAATCTGTTGGTTGGTATAGAGGGTGGTGGCAAGCTTCATTGGCTAGCTGCAGCGGCTTATTGCGCCATGGATGAGAAGGCAAAAGCAGATGGAGTTGAGCTCAAGCCAACTTCTGCTGGTGATACTTATAGAACCTATGAATCACAACTTGCTGGCTTTAGGCAGCGCTATCAGCTTGAAGAAATTGCTGGTCAAAGTACTCGTACATTTGAAGGCAAGAAATGGTATCTAAAAAAGGGCATGGCGCCTTTGGCAGCTCCTGGTTCATCACAGCACAACTTGCGGAATTGCAGTTGACATTGCCAATGCTGCTGAACCAAAGCGCATTAACTGGCTCATTGCAAACGTAAAAGATTTTGGTTGGTCATGGGAAGTAGTTCCCGAAGAGCCTTGGCACATACGCTATGTATGTGGAGACAACCCACCACCAGCAGTTGCTGCATGGATGGAAAGAAATGGTGTCAAAAAACCAGAAGCTGGTGTTGCAAATCTAAATAATACACCTGCTGGCGGAAACGCAAAAACAAAATCAATTCAAGAAGCACTAAAGAAAAAAGGGATTTATGCTGGTCCAATTAACGGAGAAATGGACGCAGCAACCAAAGAAGCAATTAAAGCTTTTAAGGTAGCTAACAAATTGCCAGCAGATTCTGTTCCTGGGCCTAAGGTCATGGAACTCTTGGGAATTAAAGCATAGTGCCATGGAGCAGATTACTGTTGCTCTCATTGGCGTTGTCGGTGCTATTCTTGTTACTCTTTTAGAAAAAAGTAGAAGAGAAAATAAAGAAGATCATGGTTATGTTAGAGATCATTTAACTAGAATAGAATATAAAATTGATGATCACATCAATGATCATGCTGTAGCTTCTTTTGATTTTATTAAAAAGAAAACTAATACAAAGAAAAAGGAAATAGCAAATGGCAGCAAAAAAAGATAAGAAATGGATTCAAAAAGCAATTAAAAGACCTGGGGCTTTTACTGCTAAGGCAAAAAAGGCTAACAAATCAGTAGCAGCAATGGCTGCTGCAGTTACAAAGAATCCTAGCAAGTATAGTGCAACAACAGTCCGCCAAGCTAACCTTGCAAAAACGCTTAGAAAAATTAGCAAAAAGAGGAAGAGCAAATAATGCATTGCAATAATCACGAACATCATAAGCCAAACGGCGAACCATGCCACGATAACCGTGAACACTGTTGTGAGTCACATCACCACAACGGTCCAGAGGGCCCAAATCCACACGATGCCCACTACCATATAAACAAATATGCCGTTCGTGCTTGGTTGATGAATGCTTTGTATCTTGGTCTCCACGCTGTGGAAATTTACTTAATTATAAAGTTGGTTTAATTATGGCTAAAGTAAACAAACCCACAAAACCAGCTCTGTGGTCTTCGGCTAAGTCACAAGCTAAAGCAAAGTTTGATGTTTATCCATCCGCTTATGCAAATGCATGGGCTGCAAAAAAATATAAAGCTATGGGTGGAACTTGGAAAACAGTTTCCACAAAAAAAGCTAAAAGAAAAAAGTAATAAAACTCTATGCCTGGTCCAAAAGGTGTTGGCTTAACCAAGTGGTTTGATCAAAAGTGGGTCAACATTGGTGCGCCTAAAAAAAAGGGAAAATGGCAGCCGTGTGGAACATCTGGAGCAGGTGGTTCAGGATACGCTAAATGTGTGCCAGTTGCAAAAGCTAACTCAATGTCATCATCACAAAGAAAAAGCGCAGTGCAAAGAAAAAGAGCACAGGGTGCAGCAAAAAAGGGCGTAAAAGGACAAGCTCCAAAAAATATTTCTACCTTTAAAAAAGGATCAAAAAAGAAATAGTGGTATACTTTTTACATGAGCGATTTTGGCACTTACTATACAAATACGTCATACCAAGATATCTGGGATAATCCTGATAGAGTTCGCCAACATCTTCTAGAACACAAGGTTTTAGTTTTTAGAAATATAAAAACATCCTTAGAAGATCAAATTAAATTGATGGAACATTTATACCCATCAAGTAATCACTTGCGAATTCTTAAAGACGTAGACCATGCTCCGTTGTTTGATCTCTTTTCAAGAAACGCACAACCAATGCCAGGTGAAGGTGATCATTTTGCTAGATGGCATACCGATGATAGTTGGCTACAAGAGCCAGTAGATATTGACTGTATCCATATGTATCATTTAGATGATGTCACTGGCGGTCAAACTAGATGGGTTGATTTAGAAAAAATTTACACATTGCTAGATGAAGAAACTCTTTCTTTTGTAAAAAGTGTAAAAGTTAAAAAACAATGGAACGCAGATGATATAAATGATCCTCTCTACAGAGAAGAATCAGAAAACATTTACCACCCTGCGTTAAGAACTCATCCACAAACTGGTAAAACTTCTATTTTTTACCCTGGTCTCACTACTCTTGGAAAAGACCAAGATAAATGGTCTAAGTATAACGAAGTTTTATTTAAACTATTTGAAGATCACAATAATATTTTTATGTTAGACTGGAAAAAGGACGATTTGGTTATATGGGATAACCGTTGTACAGCCCACTGTTTGATGGGCGGTTTTAGTTTGGGTAGCAGAATTTTTAATAAAATAGAGATCGGAAAATCAAAACCATTTTACAATGAAGTGATGTGATATAATTATCTAATGCAAACGGGTGGTCCATTTGATGGCTTTATGCCAATGATTACTGATGTAGTTATATCAGGAAAAACCGCATCAATTACTTCCGATGGTCAACTTGTTGATGTATATTGTTTGACGATAAAAACTCTTGAAAAAGAATATGTTTTCAGTGTGCTTCCAAACGATTTACAAAAACTTCACTTCCTGATTCTTAAGGTTTTAATGTCATGAGTTCGGTCTATATTAGAAAGAATATTTTTTTAGGAGATGTTCCACCAACTCCATCTAGTCCAAATGATCCATCTGCTTATCTACCACATATAGCGGAGCTTTTGGTTGAGCATGGACAAGACTATGGAACTCCTGTTGGTTATATCCAAGAACAAAATGGATCTTTAATACAAAATATTCTTCCTGTTTATAAAACAGAACTTGAGCAAATATCCACTTCATCCAAAGTAACACTTGGCCTTCATACGGAAACAGCTTTCCATCCTTATAAGCCTGACTATATACTTCTTTTATGCTTAAGGGGTGACCCAAATGCAGCCACAACCTACGCAAAAATTGATGATATCCTAACGCACATCCCGCAAAAATATATAGATGTACTAAAACAAAATTGGTTTGTAACTGGAGTTGACATTAGTTTTAGAACTAATGGCGAAGAAGATATTGAAATACCTGTTTCAATTATTAAGGAAGACGAAATAGATGGTTTATCTTTTATATATGACGAAACTGTCATAAGACCCACAAATGAAGATGCGGCTGAAGCTTTATCTTTTTTGAGAAAAGCAATTTCTTTTGCAACAAAAGAAGTAATTTTAAAAACTGGAGATCTTTTACTAATCAATAATCATAAGGCTGTTCATGGTAGAAAACCATTTAAGGCAAGATATGATGGAACAGATAGGTGGCTGCAAAGATTACTAGTGCGTAAAACTTTGCCACCAAAAGATTTTTTGATGTATAATAATATTATTAATGTAGAACTAAAAGATATGGTTAACCAATGAACCCAAAAGTTTCTGTTATTCTAACAAGTTATAATAAGCCTGCCTTTTTAGAAAAGGCAATTAAATCTGTTTTATCTCAAACATATGATAATTATGAATTAATTATTGCAGATGACAACTCAGATAATGTTAAAGTATTTGAAGTTATTGCGAAGTATCAGGACATTAAAAATGTAAAGTTTTTTAATTCTTTTGTTAAAGATGAAGACCGCTTAAAGACAGCGCGCTATGCTACACAAATAAACAAGGCCGTTAAAGAATACTCAGGTGGTAAGTATATTTGCTACTTAGCTGATGACGACTACTACTACCCCGAGATGCTGGAAAAGCTTGTAGAAACGGCTGAAAAATACTCCTACGATGTTTGTTTTTGTGCGCAACACATCAGAGATATTGATGGAAATATAGATGGTGGAGGTGCACCTGGTGTGGGTGTTCGTTTTTTTGGTACCCCTCTTGTTAGAGGAGCGGATAAGCTTGATCACAATCAAGTTATGACTACAAGAAAGTCTTTCGATGTAGTTGGTGGTTGGGATGATAGTCCTTGGTGGTGGAGTGGAGCAGACGCAGGTTTTTTTGATAGACTTGAAAAAAATGGATTCATATTTTATCCAATTAATTATGTACAGCCTCTTCAAGCTAAAGTCTATAGAGAAAAATCTGTTCAATGGAATATGGCCAATAATTTAAATCCAGACGGAGGAACAAAATTAATATGACAATTAACCTATGGGCCATAGCTATGGCTAAAGATGAGGGTGACATTATTGAGCACACTATGTGCCATTTGGCAGCAAATGGAATTGATGGTTTAATTGTCGCAAATAATTTATCTAAAGATAATACCTTAGATAAAATGGAAGCCGCCAAAGAAAAAATAAATAAAGCTTATCCAAATATAGAAGTAATTCTTTTAGAAGACAATGTATTGGCATATACTCAGTCTCAGAAGATGACTACGCTAGGAGAAATGGCTAGAAAAAATGGGGCGCAATGGATTATCCCATTTGATATAGATGAGATTTGGTATTCCCCAAATAGTTCTTTAAAGCAAGCTTTTATAGATCTTGACAATCAAAATTATGATGTGTATAGAACTCTATATACAAACCATTCTATAACAGAATTTGATCCCATTGGTGAATCCCCATTCCATTCCATGGTTTGGAAATGGAACCTACCGACTAATCATAAAAGTGCGTTTAGATTTAGACCATCAGATAGATTTGTTTCGATTTCTAATGGGAACCATTTAGTTAATTACAACGGTGCTGGTTTCAATGCTGGTGCTAAAGTTGCTATAGATGATTATGGTGATGACAAAATTGTCTTTGGTCCACAGACTGTCCAAATTAGACACTTTCAATGGAGATCACTTGATCATTTCATGAGAAAAATATTAAACGCTTATGAATCGTGCAGAGCTTTAGGTCCAGGTGCTGACTTATACAATGGGGCAGCTTGGGCAGAGCACTTTAAAATTTATGAAGCTTATGGAACTAAAGGATTGGAAGATTATTTCCATAAAAATATATTAGTCACTGGCAATACTGGATCATTAATAAATGATCCAGCTCCTTTAGTGGGGTTACCCCATGCATAGAGTTTCTTTAGTTGTAATAACAGATGGTAGACAAGATTGTATTCAGAGAACTATTGACCAGTTTGATTCAACTGTATCATATCCTTTTGTTGAAAGAATTATAATAAATGATTCAGGAGATATAAGGTATCATAACTTTTTAGTAAGCCGTTTTCCAAAATTTAAAGTTGTTTCCCATGAACAAAGAAGAGGATTAGCTGGAGCTGTCCAATCTGCGTGGGATTCAGTTTCTCAAGAAACTCAATACATTTTCCATTTAGAGGATGATTTTTTATTTAACACATCAATCAATATTGATCACATGATAAATATTCTTTTAGAAAATACTTATTTGGTACAAATGGCTATGGTTAGAGCACCGGTAAATCCACCAGAAGAACAGGTTGGAGGATTTGTTTTTCAACATCTTGAGGATTACCACCAAAAAAATGGTTGGTTTGAACATGGTCGTTTATTTACACTAAACCCATGCATTTACCCTATGTCAACAGTAAAAATTGGTTGGCCAGATCATGGCGGAGAGTCTGAATTTACTTCAAAGGTTCATTCTCTAAATAAAGAATACAGATTTGGTTTTTACGGCGACATATATGATAAGCCAATAGTTACACACATTGGTGGAAGAAGAAGTGAAGACTGGTTTTTGTAATGACTAATAATTTATTGGTAAGTAAAAATAACGTATCATTTACTGTAGAAGACAGTAAAGAGCTACATCAAGATATAGGTTATAATTTTTGGTCAGAAAAGTATTCTTCCTGGGAACCGGGCACCTTCAATTTTTTAGATAGATTTTTATCAAAAGATAAAGATTATTTAGATATAGGATCTTGGATCGGACCAACTGCAATATATGGTTCTTTCTTTTCAAGAAATGTAGTAGCCGTTGAGCCAGATCCAATTGCGCATAAGATACTGCAGAAAAATATATCTTTAAATTCCATTAAAAATATTAACGTAATACACAAAGCTGCTTCAGGAGTTAAGGAAGTTTATTTACAGTCAAATAACTTTTTAGGCGATTCAATGACAAGAGTTTCTGAAAAAAATACGACTGGGATTAGTGCAGAAACAATTGGATTAGATGCCCTTTTATCAATGGGAGATTTTTCTCTGATAAAAATAGATATAGAAGGACACGAATTTAGTTTAATTAATCATTACGCAGAAATTTTACAAGACTATAAAATCCCACTTTTATTATCTCTACATGGTCCGTTTTTTACAAACGGGGATGCACTAACTAGCCAACTAGTAAAAGATCTAGATAAAGTTAATAATATTTTAACTGAAAACGGTGAGCAGATTTCTAACAAAGACATCACCAGCAACTTTGGATCATACCTTTTTACTTGGTAGCCTTTATGGACTTAGTTGTAATTCGGAGCTGGTGGTCATTCTAAGGATCTAGAGTATTTATGCTCATCCGATAAGTATCAGGCCTGGAATATAATAGGTTATCTAGATGATAATTCTTCTGTTGAAAACTCTTCTTTACTCGGCAGTGTATCTCTTATTAATTCTTTGTTGGATAAATATCCTAATTTGAAATATACTATTGCAATTAATTCATCAAAGATAAGAAAAGAAATAGAATCAAAAATTAATAGAATCAACCAAGCAGCGAATCTTATACATGAAACAGCCTTAATAGGAACTTACTGCAGTTACGGGAATGGCTTAACTATGGGCCCTTACTCAGTTTTAACCACACGAGTACATTTAGGCAAGCATGTACACATCAACACCGCTGCATCAATAAACCAATCTAGTTCAATAGGAGATTTCTGTACTGTTAGTCCTGGGGCCAGAATTTGTGGAGATGTGAATGTTGGTGAAGCTACATCAATAGGTGCAGGAAGTGTTATTATCAACTTCAAAAATGTAGGAAGCAACTGTACACTTGGAGCAGGCACTGTTGTTATAGAGCATATAAGCGATGGTGCTACAGTCGTTGGTGTTCCAGGAAGAGAAATAAAAAAATTTGGAGAATACATTTAGTTCTGGTATACTTTGTCTACGGAAACCGACGCTCTGTAGCGTAAAAAAAAAATCCCCAACTTATTTAGAGTTGGGGATTTTTTTTATTTCAGTTGTTACTATTAGGTGTGTCTAACTGAAGGGGATGTCGGTTGAATATACTTAATAGATTACGCTACGCTTTTACGCGTAAGGCAGCATGGATTTTTGTTCCTCTATTTTTAATAGGATCTTTTGTTCCGCCGTCTGGTCCTGCTCAAGCCACATTTTCTACAAATACGAAGATTTCTGGGGACCAGGCATTCCTGCAGGGCGAGTTTGCTGAAGTTGGTGTGCGAGCAAACGGAGCTTTTGGCTCTACGAGTGTTCCCTCTGGATTCAACCAGAACCCATCAAACTGTCTTGGCTTTCGCGTTGACAGAGAAATGGACGGCTGGGGCGTCACTACAGATGACGGAGACTTCTTCTGCCCTGGCTCACCGTTTGAAGGCTGGCAAATGAAGGTTGCTGGGAGCGTAGGCAAAAATGACAATGGCCAAACAGGTATCGCAGGTGCAGTTTCAGACATCCAAAACTCTGGCTCCTCTCAGTGTGTATCTTGGAGCAGCGCAAGTCCCTATAACGGCGTAAGCGTTTCCCAAAGGTATTGTGTGCCAACAGCAGGGCAAGCACTCCATACCGACGTTACTCTCACCAACACAACTAGCTCTGCGATTAGCGATGTTTTCTTTGGTCGTGGATTTGACCCAGACAATGCAACTGGTTCTGGCTCAATGACATGTGCAGGTAGTACTGGTAATACAACAACTTTTCAATCATGCAATGCCGTAACTGGTCAAGGAGCAGAAGCGCAAGCAACAGCAAGATGGGGTAACGGTGCATTCATCGCTCTACAATCATTTGATGCTCGTGCTCGTGTAGCCAGACAAACTGGTGGATTCTCTTCTCCAGACCCTGCAGACATTTGGAATGCTGGAAACACTCTTGCAACAAGCGGAGCGTACCTTGGCAATATTGGAGAAATATACGCCGACGCTGGAATCTACGTAGCACTAAATGTTCCAACACTTGGTGCTGGTGCATCAACTTCTTTTCGTATTAGCTATGTGCTTTCAGCTGATGGAAATAACGCTCCAGTTCTAGGCGCACCAGTAGTAAGCGGCATTGGACAGACCTCTGCAACCGTTGCATCAACAGTGAACCCCAAGGGGTTCTCGACTACAGCAGAACTTGTTTACTCAACTGACTCAAGCTTTACTACTTCTAGTTCAGTATCAATGGGAACTTTCACGGGCTCCGATGAATTAGCAGCCAGTGCAGAAATTACTGGTCTTGATCCAAGCCAAACCTACTACGCAAAGATTGTTGCAACTAACGAAACTGGAACAACAGAGTCTGCTGTATTTGACTTTGACACACTTGCTGCTACTGCACCAATAGTTTCATCAGAGGAACCAACAGTAACTGTTGATGACGGCCCTGTAACACTTTCTGGAACGTTAAACCCTAATGGATTTAGTTCAACAGCAGTATTCCAGTACAGCACTACGGCTGACTTCTCTGGAACTGTCGTTGACATTCCGGTATCTGGAACATTTACTGGAACTTCGCTTTCAACTGTATCGACTGTTGTTTCTGGCTTGACTGGCTCAACCACTTATTACTTCAGGCTAAAAGTAACCAATGCTTCAGGTTCGGCGTATGGTTCAACTCTTTCGTTTGTCCCTAATGACATCCCTGCACCAACATCCCTAGTGGTAACAAGCCTTGAAGATACGACCGCAAACGGGACTCTTCGTTGGGCAATAACTCAAGCAAACGCTACTGCTGGCGGTATATACGACTCAATCACATTTAGCGTTGATGGAACGATAACTCTGGCTAGCGCACTGCCACAGATAACTCAAAATGTGACAATTACTGGTAACGGAAGAACGCAAACCATAATTGATGGAAATAACCTGTACCGAATATTTAACGTTCCATCTGGCAAGAGCCTTACGGTCTCTGACATGACCCTTAAACAAGGGCAAAATGTTTACGGTGGTCTTATTTACAACTCCCAAGGAACGGTTGTTGCAACAAACATTAGATTCACAGCAATGACTGGTGGTAGTGCTGTTTGGAATAATGCTGCTGGATCAACAGCAACATATACCAACTGTACATTTGACTACCTAAGTATTGGTATTGGTGGAGACCACGGCTCAACCCCACAACTTCCTGCTGGAGTTACAACATGGGCAGACCAAACGGATTCTGCTTTCCAAAACAAAACATATGTAAATAATTGCGTATTTAGCAATAACGGTTCTGGTATCAATACCCAGCGCTTTACAAAAGTGCAGAACTCAACATTTACAAATAACTCTTATGCAGTAAACATCCAAGGACTAAATCGTGGGCAGGTTCTAAATTCCACATTTACAAACAATGGAATTGGTGTTTATCACAACGGCTGGATTCCACCGACTTTCAACATGGGAACCGACAACCGTCTCATTAGTGGCAATACATTCACAACAAATGCAATCGCTATTTATCTTGACGACACATACAATAATGGTCAAAAGAACCAAAGTTGGTCAACAGTAACCGGCAACTCCTGGGATGCTTCAGGTGTTTGGATTCGTCACTATCAATGGAATGGAACGACCCAGGTTGAGGGAACTGCTCGCCCATACACAACTGGAACAGTGTTTACACAAAGTTCTAATACATTTCCAGACACAATTGGTGCCCCATCAAACCTAACAGTAACTGATACCGGCTCTGAAATCCTACTTGACTGGGATGCGCCAACTACTGGTGGATATCTACCTGAAAGATATGCCATCAGTTTAAATACGGCAGGACAGAGCGGTTGGGGTGTTGCAACTGGGAATGTCGGTGATACAAATGCTTTAAATACAAACTACACAATTGGCTATTCACTGCTCGAAAGTTTGATGCCAAGCGGAACTACTTGGCTTTTTCATATTCGCTCTGACAACGACACATTCGGTAAGTATTCAGCTAATTCAAACACTGTGTCAATCCAGGTTGGTGTTTCTTCAAGCACTACGACTACTAGCAGTTCAGTGCCAACTAGCAGTTCAGTTCCTACGAGTAGTTCAGTAGCACCGGAACCAGAACCAGGGACAACAACCACAGAGCCAGTGGTAGTAGTCGTCCCTGTATCGCCTGAGCCAGAGACCACAGTCCCAGAAGACACCACCCCAGCCACAGAAGAGACGCTGCCTGAAGAAACAGAAACAACAACTGTAGAAGAAGATACAACGACGACAGAACCTGAAACAGAATCAACTGAACCTCCTGTAGACACTATACCAGATGAAACAACTGATTTCACTGACGAAGAAATAAATAATATTATTGAAGACATAGATATTACTTCTTCGGAGGAAGTGGCCACAGTACTAGAAGACATTTTTGCTTCTGATATATCTGCTGAACAATTAACAGAGGTACTCGATACTGTGTTTACTGCAGATGCAGATGCAGAAGTATTAGTGGCAGCTCTTGATACAGTGTTGTCAGCTGACGTTTCTGTAGAAGAATTTGCTGCAGTTCTTGACGCTGTGTTTGATGAGCCATTATCTGACGAACAGTTTACTGCAGTTATAGATTCTATTATCACAGAAGATATAACAGACGAACAATTTACTGAAGTTTTGAATGTTCTTGAATCCGATACTGTATCTGAAGAACAAGTTGCTGAAGCTGTTGATGCAGTACTTGAAAACGGTGTAACAGAAGACCAGGCAACCGCCCTTGCTAGCAGTTCTAAAGTTCTCGAAAGTATTGACACCACTCAAGCAGAGGCTGTGTTCGAAACCATCCCAGTTGAAGACTTAACCGCAACAGAAGAAGCAGCTCTCGTTGAAGCCGTAACTAATGCTCCTGAGGAAATTAAAGAAACTTTTGAAGAGACCATTGACGTGTATGGTGAGGGTCTGGATGATTACGTGCCAGTCGGCTCACAGGTTGACGTAGGAGCTCGTAGAACGCTTATAGCAGCCACCACAGCGGTTGCTGGCGTTGCTGCAGCTGCAGCCACTGGGGGGCCTTCTGGAGGCTCTACAGGAGGCTCTGGAAGCGGTTCTGGAGGATCTGGTAGTTCTAGCCCAGAAGGACGCAGTAGGAGAGAAGAAGAGGGAGAAGAGCCAGCTGGAGAAATAGCAGGCTTGGATGACGAAGACGACGAAGAATATACAAGAAACAGCATATTTAATTATTACCTGGAGGAGGGTACATGGAAGAGAAAAATAAGTTGGTTCGGACTAGTAAGAAAGTTCGTTAATGAAACAGCTGCACTATCATTCACGTTAGCTGGTAGCGTTGTTGTATTCATTACATTGTCCGGCGACACAAGAAAGACAGCCATGATAGCAACAGGCGTTGCCCTAGCTGTCCACTACATACATGTTCTTTTAAAAAACGACGAGGCTTAAATGAGTAGAATACTTTCTGCAGTAAAGGATCCTAAAACAGAAGAGATAAAACTTTCTGTTGAAAATTTTTTAAAAGAAGTATCTAAAGCTGAAAGAGAGTTATTTTCTCACCAAGAAGTGGAGAACATGTTATTAGATCTATATAATCTAATAAAAAAATAAAAATCCCTATATAGGGAAAAAGTTCAAAAATGGAAAACCCCCTTAAAAATTTTTTCTCATTTTAACCCTATATAGGAATTTTAAAATGAAATATGGTATTATATAAATATGGCAATTATTCCAAATAAAAGTGGATATATCTATGAAGGCAGCAAAGATCTACTCATAGATACTGACGATGTTAAAAATATTTACTTAATTGAAAATTTTATCTCAGAAGAAGATTTACTCACTATTGACAAAGGAATTAAAGATGGAAACTTTGTCATAGATAAATATAAAATGCATGAATACCCTTTAAGGGCCTATTTGGTCCAAGATTGTCATCCAGACGATCCAAACTTTAATCAAAATACCAGAGACTTACTAGAAGTACTTATTAAGTATAGGGACAAGGTTCAACTTCTTCTGGAAGAAACATTTGAATGTGAATTAGAAAAATCTGAAATAAACAGCATTACCGAATATAGAACAGGCTCTATGCTAAATGAGCACGCAGATAAGATCTGTGAATCTTGGAGAGATGTCAGCAATATACTATATTATAATGATAACTACACTGGTGGAGAAATATTTTTTAGCCAGTACGATCTTGAATTCAAGCCAAAAGCTGGTTCAGTGTTAATATTCCCAGCAGGTGGAAATTACGCTCATGGCGTAAATCCAGTAACATCTGGTGATCGTTATGTCACAACAACTTTTTGGGTTGTAAAAAAATGGCTAAATAAGCCGTACTCTTAGTCTTCTAATTCTTCTTCTTTAGAATTACGACCAGTAGATATCATTAGGCCAGCAAGTGTTCCAGTGATAAAGGTGGCAACGCTAGAAAGAACTCCAAAAAACATTTTGTCATTTTCAGCTTGAGCGCCAATTGGCTGTGTGACAAACACTAATGCGTATAAAACACCAATTGTTGTTAGTGTTAAAACACCAGCCAAAACACATCCAACAACAAATTTTAATCGAGCATCAAGTTCTTCGGGTGTTAGTCTTTTTTTCATGGCGCTACCGTTTCTTGTGTAGGTGTTTCTATTGTTGTTTCGCTTGGATCGAAACCAAGCAATGTTTCTGTGCACATTCCATCTACTAGACATAATGGTGGATTACACTCCTCTGCTTCCCAATTCTCTGGATCTTGACACTCATATCTATAGCTTCCGTCATAGCCGCAGGCTGAAACTGCAATCAGCATGATTGGAAGCAGTTTAATTAATCGTGATGACTTGTACATGCACTATAACCCATTAATTCGTTGCAAGTACAACTGTTCAAACATGAGGTTTCACAATCGCAATGTGCGCATTTGCACTCAGACTTTTCATGATTTTGACGCATCATTCGCCTGCTTTTTTAACCTTTTTGTCTACTTGATTAAATACCTGATTAATTTCAGCAACTGAAAGTTTCCCGTCGTCTAAAAAAGCTCTTGAAAGACCTTCAATTACGGTTGCTACTCCAGCAATCCCTGCCATAAAAACTGCTTTCCAAAGTGGCACTCCGGCTATTGTACCAGCACCAATTACGCCAAGACCAGACGCTGCAAAAGTTGCAACAATACGCATTATTATATTCTTTATTTGCTCCACAAAATCCCCTTCAAATTAAAGTATTATAGGGGATATAGTAACGATTTATTTAGGCAGTCCCAACACTTTTTCTGCAATGATATTTCTTTGTATTTCAGAAGAGCCCGCATAGATTATCTCTGATCTAGCGTTTAAAAATGTCATAATCCAACTCATCGAAGAGTTTTCTGAACCTATATCATCTGTTATCAACAGGTTTGATGGCTTTCTTCCCTCTAAGATCATGGCTTCTGCACCTAGTATTTCAGTAGAAAGCTCCAAAACTTCTTGGTGATACTCACTCCAAGCTAATTTGGCTATTGCGGATTCTGGACCCAATTGAGCACCGTGTAAATATTTTGATAATGTTCTTAGACCAGACCATTTTAAAATTTGGACTTTTGAGTAGCATGCTGCCAACGAATCTCGTATAATTGGGCTCAAATTAGTTTTGTTTTGCTGTGCTAGTCTAATTAATTTTTGGATCTCTTCTTCAAGAAGAATTGGGAGTACTGACGCATTGCCACCTCTCTCATGGCCCAAAAGAGTCATAGCAACTGCCCAACCATTGTTTATCTCACCAAGGATCTCTTCCTCTTTTACTACAACGTCCCTATAAAATACTTCATTAAATTCTTTATAGCCAGACAACATATTTATTGGTCTTACCTCAAGACCCGGTTGATTCATATCAACTAAAAAAAATGTTAATCCCTTATGCCTGCCCATAGTGCTATCAGTTCTAGCTAAGGTCATTATATGATTAGACGTCATCGCAGAGGAGGTCCATATCTTCTGGCCATTTAAGATCCAAGCATCTCCGTATTTTTTGGCGGACAAAGATATATTAGCTAAATCACTTCCTGCATTTGGTTCACTAAAACCCTGAGACCAAACATGTTCTCCAGATATAATTTTTGGTAAGTAGTATTCTTTCTGCGCTTCTGTGCCAAGAAGCAGAAGTGTATTCCCTAACATTCTGATACTCATAGAATCATTGATACTTCCCATTGGAACGCCAGCTTTTGTAAATTCTTCAGCAATTATTACATGTTCCATCGGAGAGGCGTCGGCCCCCCCGTACTTTTTGGGCCAAGTTGGGGCTAAAAATGTTGTAGTTGAAAGCTTTTTTCTCCACTGTAAAACAAATTCATTAAATTCTTTTTCATTTAATTTTCCCATTCCAGCCCAATCTTTTGGGAGGTTATTGGATAAAAAAGTTTTAACTACATTTCTGTATTCTTCTGCTTCAGCAGAATAAACTGGTTTCATTTTAGTACCTCGACATTTTGAGCCAATAAGACCAGTAGGAGTCTGTTTTCAAACGATTTATTTTCCAATTACTAAGAATTTGATCTTTTTCAAGGAAGCAACCATGGATATTTCTCTCACCTTCAGTTGCACTATACTCTGATCGCCCATGCAAGATCCTAGTATTATCTATCATATAAAGATCGCCTTGGTTCATCTTTATTTTTAATTGGTACTTTTGATGCTCTCGCATTTTCCCAAATTGTTGATACGCAGCATAAAAATCGTACATTTTTTCTGGAGGCAAATTAAATGGCTGACTTGAGTGATTAGAATATCTAATACAATTAATTTGTCCAATAGAATCTAATTCTATTATTGTTTTTATAGATTCAAAAATGTTGTTATTATCTTTTAAATAAAAATGAATTGGAGTTTTTGCAAGAAGCTCAAAATGTTCTGGATACAGAACTCTCATATCTTCTGCGATTTTAAAACCATCGCATAAAGTAGATTCTCCACCTTTTGTAGTATTTTTAGTGAATAAACTTATCTGCGCTGTAGCTATTGGGTCCCTATAAGGATCATCTGTGTGTCCAAATAAGGCATGGTTTGTATATGCAACACTATTAGCATCAGCGTATGATTTCACATGATAAGTCCTACCCCAATTTGTTTCTCTAATGTATCCAAAAAAATCAACTATATCCAATACGTCAACATGTGGTACTGGAATATTTTTTATAAAAATAATTCCGTATTGGTAAAATCCTTCTATTATTTTTGATAAGTTTTCTTTTGAACTTGAATTTTTTTCAGAAAGAAAAGAATAATCAAATGTAGGAATAGCATTATAGTTTGATCTATCCCATAAAAATATTGGATCTTTTGCGTAACCATTGTTATTAGAATAATCGTATTTTTTTAACCATTCAAAAGAAAATAAACTTATATGGCCATCTTTCCAGTAAATTTTTAATTCTTTATCAGAAAATATTGTTTCTTGTGGCTTTATATCTAAAGGTAGGTTAGATGTTTCTACTAGTCTATGGTTAGTTTGAGAGTGCCTGCAGCAAGAGCAATTGTCTCTTAACCAGATGTAATGATATATGCTATGACCATTATCGGGCCATTGTATTTTAATTGATATATCAGTATTTTCTATTAGCTTAGGTGCCTGCTTCATATGTTCCTTTGAGGAAGGTGTTAATTTTATTTATATAAGTCAATAGCAGAAGATTTATCAGAATGATAAAATCCAGTTTTATGACTTACAATATTTCCATTAATTATACCATAATGACCAATAATAGACTTTCTTAAAATATTTTCGTCTACTGGGTCTGAACCTCTATGTATCAAATGACCATTCCATATGATTAAATCACCTTTATCTGGCAAAAAAGAATATGCTAAAGCTTCTCGCTTTAAAGACTCTTGTATTAAAAGATTGCTAACTTGATCTTTATTTGATTTATCATAAATTAGGTTGTAGTCAATATCCCAATTGTGTGAACCAGGGATAAACTGAAATGGGCCAGAATTAGGATCAATTTTATCCAGTGCTACCCATACTCCGAAATAGTTGTTTGCGCCTTGTTTATCAGCTTTTGTCCAATCCTGATGCCAAGCTTTTCTAGTTGAAACCCAACTAGTAAAAGATAAATGAAGGACAATATTATTATTTAACAACTTTAAAAAATTAAATATATTTTCATGACATAATATATCTAATATTTCTTTATGGTTCATGTAAGAACTTGAGCTAGTCCAACCATGATAATTTAATATCTGCCCATTTTGTGAGTGGTGATCTAACCAAAGTTTTTCATACTGATTTATTAAAGTTTCAGGAATCGCATTTTTTAAAATAGCATAGCCATTTTTTTCGTAGAATTCTACGGTGTTCATTTTGTTCCTGGATCTACATTAAGTTTTTCTAAAAACTCTTTTTCTTTCTTCCATAATTCTTCAAGCTTTTCTTGAAGAGTTAGATAGTCTAACTCATTATGGTTCGATGAAGATACATTCTCCTGGGCATTCTTCTGCTGCTTCAACTACGTCTCCTAATCTTTCTTCCGAAAAAGATGCCAGACCAGCGGCTCCTTGTGGGTTTCCCACAGCTTCCGCATAAATTTTGGTTCCTTCTTTGACATATGCAAGACCATCCGGCATCATATGGAATACATCTGGCGCTATCTCTGCACATAGTCCATCTCCAGTGCATAAGTCTTGATCAATCCAAACTTTCATTACTTTTTAATCAATTCTTCTGGGATAATCCAAAGCTTACAAATAGCCATTGGCTCTATTTTGCCAGAGACTATTTCACATCCGCCACCACCGATAAAATAAACGCAATTAGCACAAGCCATTCCTTTATCTTTGAAAGGGTTAGCTGATGCTGGCGCATAGTGTGCACCATTAGCTTTTGCGGTTTGGTTAAATTTACCATGCATCTCTACGACTTCTTCATAGAGTTCATACATCATTTTTTGACGATTATTTAACTTTGATTCTGGGCCTTCTTCTTCATCGCCGTCTTCTTCTTCGTCTTCAGGCATTTCTTCATCGTCATCTGATTTATTGTACGCAGCTTCGTTAATTGTTTTTAATTTATAGACTTGGTAGTCTAAATTTGAGAGCCAAACATTTTTCATTCTCTATCACCTTGAGTAACTAATCCATCTGGAATTGCTGCAAGGCGGCAAAGACCACCAAGTTCAATTTCTTGAGCTACAATTTTACATGTTGTTTCTGATTCACGTAAATAGCAGTTTTTGCACATAACGCCCATTTCAGCATTGTCGTTTTCAGCAGCTGGAGTGTATCCAACCCAAATGCCCTTACCGTCATTATTAGCAAGTTTGCCATATTTTGCAGCAATGGACAACAAAGCGTTGGCAAACTCAAGTTCCGGTAGCGGCATGCTTGCCATCTCTTTTTGTTCAAGATTTTCTAAAAATTCTGCTAGCCAATAAATAGACATATTTACTCCATTTTAGTTAAAATTATATAATAATAGTACTACAGTTTTTGTTTTTGCGCAAAATTAACCATCAGACATTAAGCTTCTTCTCAAATTTGAAGCTTCATCTGGGCCCATTGGGCCATCTGGCTGATTTCCAATTTTATCTCTACCTTTACCTATAGCAAAACCAGCTACAGAAAGCAATGCTGCGGTTCCTGCAAGTCTAAGATTTTTTCCATTTTTTGCTGCTGATATAACACTTCCCGCTAAACCCTCACTAGCATCAAGTATTTCCATAGTAGTTCTTCCTGGAGCTTTTCCTGTAACACTAGTTATTCCTTCAACAAGTTTTTTCTTGAAAGCAGTATCAACTGGCGCTTTGCCAGCAGCACTTCTAAATCTAGCATTATCTGTTTCTATGATATTTTCTAATAATTGTTCTTGAGCTTTTTCTTTTTCTTTTTCAACTCTTTCTTCTACTTTTTTAGTTGGATCCATCTTTTCTTTAGCTTTTTCTGCTAAAGCTTCTGAAGCTTCTTTTGGTGAAGTGGCAACGCTTAGAGCGTCGTCTAAAACGCCACTCATATCAATTTTTTTATCATCTATGTCTGATCCACCTTTTGCCGCATCTTTTGTTTCAATAACTTTTCCGGCTTTTAATGGTATTCTTTTTCTTTCTTTAGCGATTGGTTCTTCAGCCTTTTTTACAGGTGTTCCAACTTTAAGGACTGGTCTACCATCTTTTGTTGTTTCAATAATAGCTTTTGGTGCAGGTTGAGTTACATCTGCTTTTTCAACTGGACCGGTTACAGTTATATCTGCTTTTTTAACCGGAGTAGCTACAGCTGCAGTAACAGCTTTTGCTTCTTCAGATGTTTTTGCAATTTTTGTTGTTATTGGGTCAGGAGCTCTAGATGGCCTAGTGTTGCCATAAACTATTTCTTCGTCCATTTCTTTAGAGTACGGGCTAGGGGGTATCGCTCCAGACACTCTTCTTTCAAATACGTCTTCTATTGTTGCATAAGGTGACTTATATCCAGGCGAACCATGCAAAATCTCTTGAAATGCTGGCTCTGCTGCCAAAACATTATTAATCCTTTGTGCTTCTCTTTCGGAAACTTTTCCAGAAACAGAATATTTGGATTCTGTTGGACCAGATGATGATTCGCGAAAATTTGGAGTCCCATCTGGATTTATATCAGCATAATCTGTGGTAAATCTACCAGAAACAAAACCAGATAGTGGTGCATTTTTTGCCCCAGTTGATCCAAGCCCAGCCCTATAAGTACGATCTCCTTGGGACTGCAGCATTCCGCCTACTCTTTCATTGAGAGCGGTTATAACTTGATCTCTTCTTTCTAAAGTTTGTGGATAGGCTGTAAGATGTCTGCCTTGACGATACCCTCCAGAAAGTTTGTACTGCATTCCAAGATCTTCCATGACGCCCATAGTTTCAAGCACTGGCAACGGATGCATGTATTTTTGTTGTCCACCAATTGTACCAATGAGCCCTGCCCCATCAAGTTTTTTAGATGGATTTCCAATAAAAGCATTTTTAAACTCATCATAAGACATACCAACTTTGCCAAGTAAGGTGTCCATTTCTTTGGCAGTTTTTGCATCAGTTATTTCACCAGTTGCAGATCTACCCATGGCATAAAAGAAATCGTCTAAAGCAATTTGCTTTTCAAAGTCAGCGTGGATTTTCCAACCATGGTTAATATCTATACCACTAGCACCGACCATACCAAAACGACTATCAACTTTTCCAGAAGGATTCTGAAATTGTTGGCCAGCAAGACCTATCTGTATTGCACGATGCGGAGTTTTTGCCATTAAAATATCCTTTTAAAAATTATGCTGTTGTCACACATCTTCTTGAGCAATATAGTTGATTTTGGTCTTCATATACTATACCACGACCTGTTTTTTTAGAACACTTAGGGCAAATATGAAAAACGCCCTTTAAAGCAGCCATATAATACGTAGCTTTACCTGGTAAGGTTGGCTGTACTGTTTTATTACCTGAATTTACTTTTGCTGGTTTTTTGCCGGCCATGACTACCCCTTTGATATTTTGGTTATATCAAAATAGTAATCAAATGCTATAAAAATGGAGCGGGTAGGGAGAATCGAACTCCCACGAGCAGGTCGGAAGCATGCCAGTCTACCATTAACTTATACCCGCAATTATTCAGAAAACCAGTTTGAATTTAAATAATTAGCCAAATTTGATTGGTTCGTTAAACCGATTTTCAATAATATCCTTAATAGTATTTAAAGTATTTACAGAGGCTACACTTTTAGGACTATTAAAAAGTATGTGCATTTGCCATAGTGCGTCTGTAATATTCTTTGCAGCTATGACTTGAGCATTTTCTGGGTAGCCGTCTTTTTTTACAGATTCAAGTATCTGCTTGTAGATCTCAGTATATGTCATAATTATCCTTTAATTAAAGGTCTCCACTCATTAATCGTAACCTGTTGTATTTTACCATCTGTAAATTTAATATTATAAGATAACCAATACTTTAAGTTTTCAGACGGTATTTCAATAGACGTGTAACATTCTACGTGCTGATGAACATAATATTGTTTATATTCATCACCATTTTTTTGATACATGTATCCGTTTTTATCTATATAAAAAACATCTAGAACACAGTGTAAATCCTGTGTTTGAAAATTATCAGCAGCTATTGAGTTTTTAATAAATATTTTTTGTTCTTGGGTAGCATTATCAGGAATGGGCATATCATAATTTATATCAACGTAATCAAACATTCCCATACGAATATTATATCATTTAATTGAATGGTTCTTGTTGATAGCACCAAACTCTAGAAAATATTCTTTCGCCTAAAGAAAAACCGCCTCTTACTGCGTGAGCCATGGTAAATAAATCAACTAATACCAAATCTCCTTCATCCCAACTAATCCAATGTTGGATATCAGAATTATTGAGTACTTCTTCTGAGATGTATCCTTCTATTTGCTTAAATAAGAATATGTCTTCTTCAGAAGGATCTAATCCATCAACAGATGATAATAGGTTTTCATTAGGGTAAAAACCCATTCTTACTACTGGAACGTTTGTCTTATAGTGCTTTTGTATTATCGGTCTCTCAGTGCCAGACGAATGGTCGTCTAAAAAAAGAATAGTGCCAGTATTATCAGTGTGAGTAGTAGATTTAATTTTTATTTTTTTTAAAAAAGAAATCCATTCTTCAGGGATAATTGAAAATATTTTTGCCATATTAACAAAACCTGTTGTACCTGAACTTGGATCACATTTAAATTTAATCATATTCCAAGAAGCAGCTATTTGTGGATTATCTTGATGGATATTTTCCATGTGCCATTCAATAAAAATACTTTTTTTACGAGAAATATTAGTAGGACCACTTAAATGTCTATTAAAAGTATTTTTATGATCTTCATTTTCAACACAATAAAATGGTGGACGCATTTCTTCTTTAAGAGTCAAATTTGGCAAAAAACCAAAGTGTTCCCCAATGGCACATGTTATATCCCACTGTTCTTTAGTGGTGGCAAAAAGTTTTTTAAAATGGATCACTCCATCTGCTAGAAACAGATCCAAGTACTTATTTATATTTAAAAGAATTTCTTTTGAAGAAACATTCTCTATTTGGGCAATCAAATATTCCTCCAAATAAAACAGCTCAGTGGGCAAGGGGTTCTTGCCCACCAAGAGCATCTGACTTCGTAGGAAAAGTATAGCACAGTTAGAAGCATTTGTGTGTAAAATCACAAAAAAAAGTACTATAGTTATATCTATTAAAGGAAAAATATGGGTTATTTTAGCATTGGATCAAAAGC